ACCTTGAACGTGTGTGGCCCAGCGTCCGCCGCTGCTCATCGCTGGCAGATCATGGTGAATGAGCCAACCAAAACGTTTGGCAACACCAATGATGATGTTTTTGAATTCTGTTTCAGTCACGGTTTTCCGCTAACCATTCCCATGCTGCCGCAAGTTTCTGCCATGTTTCCCTGCTGGCCTCTAACGTTTCACAGCGCTTTTCTAGCAATGCTTTTTCAGCGCGCAATGTGTCAATTACACCGCGCAAATAGTCAACCATTTCAGCAACGGTGGCGGCCTGTGGTTCCTCTGGGTATTTGTTTTCCCAACTCATTTCAATGCTTCGATCACGGCGCTGGCTTCATGGGATTTCAACAATTCCAACACAGCATCATCACGGTTCACGGTGCGCTGTATGAATTCCAACAAATTCAAATCGTCCATGTTTGCGTCCTTTGCCAGTTTCTTGATGTAGCCCTGCTGTTTAGGTGTACTAAACGCACCAGACGGTATATGCACTTGCGCGCTAGAGGCCACCTGACCGCCCCGGCGTTCAACCTTTTGCATTTCCTCACGGGAAGGCCGTTTGCCTTGTGTAGCAAATCCCATGTTGGCTAAGCATCTGCCCAAACTAGATGTTTCACAATTTTCCACAAATGATGTGGCGTTTACGCCGCGGTCTGTGTGGATTTCATGCGCGTAACCAGTAGCGGTTGGGTGTGCATCATCACGGTGTTTCCAGATCACGCTGCGAACAATGCAGGTGTCCCCGTCATAGTTCATTAGTGTGGTTTCAACGCGTCCGTCTGGGTATGTTTCCCAAAATCGGTTCAACCGTGTTTCTACGGTTTCGTAATTAGATAGGTCAAATGCCATTGGTGTTTCCTTCTGTCTGTTTTCTAGTTGTTCTCTGCGTTTCGCATCGCTTCGAATGTTGTTTGATGTGTGGGAATTGTATTTGGAACGCTCACCAGTTGTGTAATAGCGGGCCATTAGTTACAACGCGCCGCCTAGTTCCTCTATGCAACGCAAACATGTTTCTGCATAGATTTCATTGCCTGACAAATCAAAATCTGTTTTCATTACTTTCAACGTGCGGATCAGGTAATCATCGCGCACAGGTTTTGGTTTGTGTGCTGGCCTGCAAATGTCATCAATCATTTGCATCACCGCTTTTGTTTGTGGTGTTACTTGTGCATCAATTCTGTCTGTAATCATTTTGCGTGTTTCCTCTGTCATGGAATTTTCCGATAATGGGTATTCGATCATTTGGCTGTGCGCCAGGGTGACCAACCTGACCGTGTCCAGATAATCAAACCTGCTTTTAGATTAGTTTCAGCGTGTAACAGGTTTTCACATGAGGTGATCAGGCCCGCTTTTTGTAGGTAACTGTTCGGGCCTTTGCACCAAAAGGTGTTGACCTGTAGCAAGCCATACGATTGGCCCACGGTGTCCTGTTTGTTGTGTGCGTTTGGTGTGCATCGGCTTTCGCGGTGCATGACCATTTCCAGTTTGTCGCGCTGCCCAACAGGCCAACCTAGATTGACGGCCAGCGCGCTAAATTGCTCACAAGCGGTGGCTGATGGGTTTATGTAGAAAACCGTGTTGGCTGTAGACGTGCTGGTGGTTGGTTCAATCAAATACGGGGCTAGCGCAATAGTGGTGCTAGGTGGCTCTGATTGGCTCATTAGAGGCTGTATGGCAAGAGTAAAACCCACTAGGGCTGAAATCACACCTGCCACAATTTTTGTTGCTGTAAACGTCATTTTTTCTCCAATTGGTATGGAACGCCCCAGGTGTCCCCAACGGCGTTTTTGAATGACAGTTGGGCATGCAGCACCTGTTGGGTGTCTGGGTCACGGAAAATTTGCACTAAGACCATTTGGTTGGTTTCCAAACTGGTTGTGTAAACCTCATAGAAATATGTTTTTGCGTCAGCCATAACTGCTTATCCTTCTGTCAGGGATAAGAACACCCTACGGGGCGGGTGTCGCTGGGTCAAGCATTAGCGCTGACGGGGTCTTATCGCCCACAAAATAAAACCAATGCCACGGTTCAGCAGGCATCACCTCTAATGACCAACCGTATTTCGGGGCGTTTTCGCACAGCCATTTCCACAAGATCGGATCAGCGGTTCCAGCAATATCGACTGCCAAACCCAAATTGTGGCGTGATGAACCAGGTGCAGCCAATGGGGCGTTGCCTGGTTTCAAATAGTATTTGCGCCCTTCCCACGTTCTGGTTGATGCACCAGGGATTGGTTCTAATTGATAGCGCTGCAAAAATCCTGCACGTTGCTGGGCTAATGATCGGTAGGTGTCGCCCGCGCTGGTTGGTTTGAATTGTTTGATGCCTGACGCAAACGCGGCTTGACGCATCGCTGTCCAACTAGCGGCTGCTAAATGATGCAATTTTCCAAACGGCTTTACATCGCGCAAAAGGTTCATTGGCAATTCGCCTGGTTTGCAATGCACCAGATCTGCTGGCAACACCAGTTTTCTAATCGGTGGTTGCACTAGAACCTGGTTTTGATTTCAGGCCATTCGATGCCACAAGGCCAGACAATGTGCCAGTCAAAAACACCAACAACGTGCTAAGTAAGTCAATTAGTTGTGCGTCTGTTGGTGCTTGTTCGGTTGGCTGATCCACAAACAAAATTCCGTAAATAAACGCCATGACCGTGAACGTGAAACACAAGGCCATCAAACGGCCAACAAAAACAATCAATGAGGCGTGGTGTTGTTCTGGTGTTTTAGTCACATGCGGCCTTTGTAAAACATTGATATTTGACATTAGTTTTTGAATAGGTGCAACCACTACAACCCCAGATCACTACCGCGATTAGTAACGCGTACCCCAGCAATGCGCGCCATTTCATACTTTTTCTGGTGCAACAAATTCGCCATATTCGCCCAACGTTGCATCAAACAAAACACCTGGGCCAGCAAAGAAATTTCTGAATGATCCGCTGTAACTGGTTTGCACCCAATCGCCCGCAAGGCCTAATGATGCAATATAAGACTGTCCAATTGGTTCGCTGTCTGGAAATGGCAAATTGTCAATGTCATCGTTTGAAATAACAATCACTTGTTGAACAATGTTTTCTGCGTTTACTTGTGCAAAATGTGCCACGTCTTAGACCTTCCATCGAATGTAAACAATGCCTGATCCGCCATTGCCACCGTTTCTAATTGCTGTTCCGTTATCTCCAGCACCACCACCACCGCTGGCTGTGTTTGCGCTTGCTGCCGTTCCTACTGCTGAACCCGATGCACCAGCGCCGCCAATACTGCTTCCGCCAGCACCACCTGTTGTTTGTCCAGCACCACCACCACCACCAGCCTTGAACAATGATCCACCACCAATAAATGTGTTTACTTGCTGACCTGCGCCACCAGCGCCACCAGTCGCACCTGATCCATTACTACCGACTGCGCCAGCGCCGCCACCGCCACCGCCTGAACCGTTAGGAAAATCTGTTGGTGCTGTTCCGCCTGCGTTGCCTTGAAACGCTGAACCGCCTGCGCGCGTACCGTAGCGTCCCGCACCGCCACCGCTTCCACCGCTTGACGGAATTGAACGGTCACCACCAGCGCTAGGGCTACCCCAACCGCCGCCAACAGCACTAAGCAATGTTCCAATAGTCGATGATGTTCCGCTGGTCGGATCTATTGCACCAGTCGCACCGCTACCGCCCGCTCCAACCGTAATGGTTTGGTTTGCGTCCAAATAAATAACTGACTGTTGCACACCACCAGCACCGCCGCCACCGCACCAATATGTGCTTGCTGATGAGGAAATCACACCACCAGCACCACCGCCACCAAAAGCCAAAATATCAAACAATCCAGATTTAGTAACAGTCAATGTTCCTGTGCTGGTAAATGATGTGTACGCGTAATTTACGCCGCCAATCGTGACGTTAGTGACACCTGTTCCACCTGTTGCAGCGCCGTATGTGGCACCGCCACCGCTAAAAAAAATAGCAGCACTAGCACTTGTAAAATAGAGCGTGCCACCCCCCCATTGTGCCAACGCTAATGAACCAGCCGTTGTAACGGTTGCTGTTCCTGCTGTGATCGTGCATGTGCCAGCGCCGATGTTTTGAATGAAAAGAGTGTCACCCGCGCTGAACAATGATGTGTTGACCGTGATTGTGGTGGCGCCAGCGTTTGACATAACAATGCGCGTTCCCTTATCGGCTGCAACCAATGTGTATGACGCGGTTTTGTTGCTGACCGTCCAGTTGTAATCATTGGCCTGCAATGCGTCCATTTGGGCTGCGGTGAGTATTTGCCCTGCGGTGAAATCTTGAATTGCCATGTTTCCTATTCTAAGACATTTTCTGTATCAATGGTGCCATATAGCGGATCGTCCAAAATCAATTCAAACACAATTGTGGTTGGTGCTGTTGACAGCAAAATACTGTGTCCAGCGCCCACGGTGATGGTGTGTTCAATGCCTTCCACGCTTAGTTCCTGGGCTAGTTGACTGGTGCCAGATCCGCTTTGGAACGTTTTTTCCACCGTAATGGTGTTCCCTATTTCAATGCTGGCCACGGTGTCGCGCTGGGCGTTGGTCAACATCAGGAAATCGGTTTCTACGCTGGTGTAGCGGGCCTCTGGTTCGCCGTTTAGTAGGTATGCGGCGGCGGTGTCAATGCTGGTTTGTTCATGTAGCAGGCTGTTGGTGATGCTGTTGGTCTGAATGAAATATGTGGCAATTGACGTGGCATCGGTGGCTGTCGCTGTTTTGCCGTCTAACGCTGTGACCACGGCGCGGTTTACTACCGCGTCTGCTTCGAATGATATGCCTACGCCGTTATAAGGAATGTTTGTTCCATCGTCATGGAAATCTGCCACGCTGGCGGACAGCGTATTTCCCACGCGGTTTTGGAATGTCAGTTTGCCATCGGCGCTCATAAACAGGCGGCCAAATTCGGCTGTGCTGTTGATCTGGCTGATGTATTGCAAAACGTTTGTTCCAGCAGGAACGGTGTAGGCGCTGTCATGTCCTAGTTCAACTGTGCCTGTGGCAATGTCACGGTCAGCCAACGGGAAATCAACCTCTGGCAAATCCAACACCGTTTCAATGCGCGCACCAGACAATTCTGCTGACGGGTTGAATTCATCTAAATAGGTTTGGGCCAGCAAATAGAATTGGTCAGCGCAATACACCGTGACTGTGTCAATGCCACCTAGCGCAAAATTGTAGTCATAGTTCACCACATAACCATTGAACAGATCATGAGCCACATTGCTGGTGTCGTATCGAATTAGGCGCACCTCACGCATTGGCGCTAGTCCAGGCTTTGCTTCCGCGGTGTCAAAATAGGGACTGTTTTGATCAAACGGGTTGAACACCCCACCCGCCAATGTGTCGTTCAAAGTAAATGACATAGTGCCAGCGCTGAATTGGTCACCAACATCACGCCTGCCGCGCTTGACCGATATGCCAATGCAGCCGTCCATGACGCTGGCAAATTCGCCTTCACCGTCCAAAACGTATTGAGTATTATTCAACACACCACGGGTTGCATCGTCCAGCGTGAACGCGTTGATTGAAAACCCTGTGGCTACTTGTAGGTCATAGTTTCCGCTGTCAATTACTGCAACGCCTGGCATCACGCCACCTGAATGTTTGCTGGGCCAGCGCTGCGGTTGTAGGCGCGTATTGCGTTGACCACGGCCTGCCCGATTTCGGCGCTAGTTGCTAGTCCGCCGTTGACGTTGACAGTCACCCCGCCCATTGCACCCATTTTGTTTAGTGGTACCACAGCCTCTGGGCCTGCTTCACCAATCATGGCAAGCGTTGGCCCTGTAACAATTCCGCCTTCCGCCAGCATAGGAATGTTTGGAACGCTGAAACCTTTACCGCCTAAACCTGGCACCCATGATGGGAAATTGAATGACAGTTTGCCAATGGTGTTGTTCCACAGGCTGGCGATGCCGTTGAAAATTGATTTGTAGATATTTAGAACAGCGGTGAAATAGGTTTTGATTGCGTCAAAACTGAATTTGACACCTGTGGTTATTGCATCAAATACTGTGTCAACAATTTTGCGGACACCATCGAATTTGAAATACAGCGCGGTCAAAATGGCAATCAGGGCAACGATGGCTAGCACCACAAGGGTGATTGGGTTGGCTAGTAGCAGGGCGTTCCATACTGCCGTGAGAACGTTTGTGATGACTTGTATTGCGTTGTAAACCTTTAGCGCGGCATTGACAGCCAAAACCGCTAACGCGATGCCACCGATAGCCCCAGCGATAACGATGAACGCGGTGGTGTTTTCCTGTGCGAACGCGCCAAACGCGGTAAGCA